CGGAGCTTTACCAGCACCAGAAACGCCCTGCTGTCCAAATCTAATAGTCTTTACTTTGTCGCCTTCTTTAGCAACAACAACATGAGACTTAGTTGGATGACTAGGAGTCCTTTTTGGTTTGTTGTACCCGCTTACTCCTACTCTTGCTAGGCGTGGGTCTTTTTTCTTCTTCTCTGGCATTCTCTAACTCCGCTATCCTTTTATTGAGCCTTTCAAACTCAGCGTTTACTTGAGCCACTACTGCTTCTAACTCTCTGTTACTGACCATTGGATTGCTCCTTCACAGCTATTTCTCGTTCCTTCAATAGCGTATTAGCTACTTTAATTCTACGCTCAAACTCTTTGTCGTCCTGATCGCCAGCCTTGAGGTTAGTTGATAGTGCCTTCAACCTGTCATTCTCAAGCTCAACAGGGATAGCCTGTGTCTCGGCAGCAATCTTCTGTGCTCTTGCCTGAGACTCGGCAGCCTGCCCATTGAGTGCATTAGTCTGTGACTGCTGGAACTCAATCTGTACCTGCTGAGCTGCCTGAGCTGCTTGCTGTGCCTCTGGTGACGGCTGGCTTGCCTGAACAAGCTGTTCAATCAGTTCCTCACGGTTAGACAAGTTCATGTTGTCTATGATTGACTGTATCAGAGAGAGGTACAATGGGGAGTCTGCTGGCATAGTCTGCAACAACTGGACAAGCTGAGTGACCTCGTACTCACGGGCAATGATTCCCAGAGAGCTAGAGGCAACAAACTTGTAGTCAGCTACAGGATAGTTCTCAGGGTTGAACTGCATATACCTGTGAGCTGCTTTAGTCACAAACGGTATGATGAAAGACTCTTGGAAGTTAATCAGTGTGCGCTTGTGGCGTTTGATGATTGCACCAAGAGACATGGAGATACCAGCAGCAGTAGCTTCACCATTGATTGAACCGGGTATGCCAGCAGAGTCAATAGCACCAGTAGCCGTCTGTACCATCTTCTGTAGCTCGGCTGCCTGAGCAAAGGTTATCTGATTCACCTGACCAAAGTTAAATGGCTGGAGTACCTCACGTGGGTCTCCGTTAGTCAGAATCAGCTTACCGGGTTTGACCTCTAAGCGGCTACCTCTAGGTATGCGAGTAGAGTCCATAGCCATCATGGGATGCACTGTAAGAGCCAGAGCATCAATTCTAGCTCGCAGCTCTGCATCAAGAGCCTTCTGACTGTTGTAGCCCTTCTCACAGACACCACGACCCCAGAACCTTCCGGGTACTACGTCCCACGGAAAAGCTACAATAGGACGGTCTTGCATCATGTAAGGATTACGCTCTGCCTTCAGCAGAATACCACCGTTAGCCAGAACTACGATGGCCTCTACATAGTAACCTTCTTCTTCTTCAGTGTCGCTGAGATCGACTACTTCATCGTCTTCGTCAATATTAATATCATCAAGAAGGTGCTTTGGTACTAGACCGTAGTATTTAGTCAGTCTTACTTTATCGTCTTCATAACGAGTAAGCTCTTGGTCTGGCTCTATGTCAAAGTCAGGAGATGCTTCACCAACGTGGACATCCCTGAATACTCCTTTCTCCTGCATCTGCTCCACGTAGTGATAAGGAACAAACTCATCAATAGCAACACCCATAGCCTCTTCAACAGAAGTAGCTACAGGGTCTATCAGGAAGTTTTGTGGCATGATAGGACGTAGCTTGCACGTAGTCTTCTCTACGATGTTTACTCCTACTGCCTGTAGCTCACCACCCATGATAGGCTGTGTGGCAGGAGCCATCTCTTTAACGTCCTCTAGGACAACTTCAGCGATGCCAGTACCGAACACAGCAGCGTTGATGAGTGACTCAGCAACCGCTTTACGGACTTTGTTCTGTGAGAAGTCTTCGTGGAGTTGCTCACGCAGATATACTATGTCAGCCTTCTCCGGGTCATTGCGGTCATCTTTAATGTCAAACCACTTACCACGACCAAACGTAGCTTCTTCAATCTCTGCTACAGAAGACTCGACAGCCTGCTGTAGTGCAGGACTGATGATACGGGAACGCTCTGAGTCTCTTGTGCGGTCTTCAGCAGACCAGATACCACGCCACAGGCGATAGTATTCGTCAAACTTCTCTGCGTAGTTTGCTTCAAAGTGGTCACGCCAACCGTCCAGCTTAACTTCAAGCCAGTTCTCTAGCGTCTCCATGAATATCTCTTCATTTTTCATAAATTAGTATCCTGATACCACATCTATAAACTCGTACTCTTCTTGTGGTATATCACCTATACCGTATGCTACATTTGCTAGTTGGTCGATATAGGCCAAAGCATCGACTGTATCGTCATGTACTAGGTCGTTAGGGAACTGGAAGAGTTCGTCCAAGAACTTCATGTTCCAATCGCCTTTGTTTAGGCTAATGACTCCGTTCTCAAACCGTCCCTGCAAAGCCCACATAATCCTGTCTGTCTTCTTTCTGTTACCGTGTGATAGTTCGTCTACACGGAAGAAGGTGTTGTACTTACGCATCAGATCGCTCAGAGGGGACATGACAGCCTGTCTAGCAATACCCTTCTCTATCCCTACCGAGATAGGTCTGTAGTCTCGTACGGCCTGCAGTATCTTCTCAGCAGTGGTGTTTAAGTCCCACCTACCTGTGATGATGTTGACTATCCACCACTCACCATCGTCTTGTACTTTAACTACTGCTATTGCTGTCGAGTCTAGCTTAGTGTTCTTTGTGCGTTTCTTACCTACTTCTTCAAAGCCAGCAAGGTCAACTGCTATGTAATACTCACCGCCACTAGGCTCTTCTTCTTTGTACGTTATCCAGTCTTCCTTGAACATCTCAGAACCCATAGCTTCAAAGGATGCCATGAACTCCTGCCTGAATGCGTAAGAAGACATCGAGCGTTTGGCTCTGTCTATCTCAGAAGGGTCTATGATGTTGTTGTCGTAGCTGGTGAAGTGCCAAGCCTTAAAGTCTTCGTCATCTCCTAACTCAGCGTACTTGTACAGCTCGTAGAAGTGATTGCGTCCCATCGGTGTACCAATGAAAAGCGCAGAGCCTTTCTGGTCAGCTAGAGCAGGGCGTAGAATTTGTTCCCACACCTCCGGCTTCATGTCAGCGTACTCGTCCATGACCAAGAACTTCAACGACACACCACGCATAGTCTCTGGTCTGTCAGCCCCCTTCAGTGAGATAGTAGCTCCATTGACTAGCTTTATCTGAAGGTTGTTGATGTGGCTACCTGCTATGACTGGATGTCCTAGTTCTAACAGCGTAGACCACATGATGTCTCGCGCTTGCCCCTGTGTGGGAGCTACGTAAAAGACATGACCTCTTTCGGCTTGGAGTGCGTTGATGATTAACATCCAAGCAGCTAGGCGAGACTTGCCTGTACGTCTACCAGCAGCTATTACCTTGAACCTAGCGTTGTCATTAAAGACTTCTTTCTGCCAGTCAAGTAGCTCTACTTTGAGATCAGTCATTTAGAGAAGTTCTGCCGAATTGGTAGTACAATCAGAGCTAATTTACCCCTAATCTTATACACGATTGAGAGATTGTTGGGAAGTGTTAGTTAATTGTACGTCCAAATAACAGGGGTTGTCTTTCTAATGTCTACATGAACAAAGCTGTCAGCAATACCAATACCAGTAAACCCTAAAGCCATAGCATGTTGTAGTATCTTGTACTTCTCCGCACCGTTGGTGACTTTGATGTCAGCAGCAATGCCTTGAGCGTGAGTACCCGGTGTTTCTTTCTTGGCTTCTATTGGGTGGTCAGCAGAGCGATACCCTGAAGTAATCACAAAGGGAAAACCACACATATACCTTAACTGATCTATCTTGTGCAAGAACGTATCTTTCATTTCGTTCTCACCGCTATACTGGCAGTTAAACTCGTCTATGCTAAAAAACTTTAGATCAATCATCAACGCGTTCTGCCTCTATAAACTCTTCAGTACCATTCTGCTCGTCTGAAGAGGAGATAGTGGTTTCACCAACACCACTTATCGTAATACTAATAGCACTCTTACCACCACCAACTTTATCCTTCTCAAAGTAAGACAGAGGAAGCATTCTGTCCATTAAGAGTTTCCATGCAGCTGCTTGATTCTTATGATCATCATCGAGTGCTGCATTGAGAATAGAGTCCATCACTTTGCGTGACTTTGGTGATGCTAGGAGTCTTGCTTTGAACTCTGCTATCGCAGCGGCATCACCGGGTGGTCGTCCACGTACACCTCTATTACCAACCTTCTTGCTATCTACAAGAGCTTTTGGTGGTCTTCCACGCTTTTTCTTTGGTGTAGAACTCATTAGTTTCTCTGAGATTATCACTAAGTGCTTTTAGTGGTCTTTGAGGGAATTGTTGGATGTTAGTAGGTATGTTTGCTATTGCTTTGCTATTACGCTACTAGTGCTATGCTATTTGAATCTTTG